CTACTGTCGAAGTGACATCACTGATCGGTCTGGTGCCGCCTTTGAAGTTGGAATACGACATTCCCGACTTCGAATCGAAGGTTTGGTTGACGCCATGGGTCTTTTGAGCCAGCGCCAGCGCCTTTTTAACCAATTCTGGGTTTGGATTGGCGTAATCCGGCGTGTTTAGCAGCTGTTCGCGCACATTTTGGTCGCTCGCGCCCTTCCACAAGCCTCCCAGACCGCCTGCGCCTCCAAAAACTGCGTGCATGGAGCGTGCAAGTTCATGACTGCCTAGATCAGGCCACGTCCCGCCCGAGGTTTTGATGATGCTGCCGCCCTTGGCTGCGTAGCGCATGGCGTGCATCAGGTCGGCGTGCGTCGTTTGTTCGCCTGCCGACTTGTCCCAGATCGCATGATGGGCAAGGTGCTGGTAATAAGGCTCCAAATCTTCCGGTATGCCGAGCTGCAGCGCCTTCTGGCGTGCAGCCAGACGATCGACCGCCTCCTCTGCGCCGCCTACGCGCGACATCGGCTTGGCCGCCTCGCTGGTTGGCCTGCCGGTGTTGAGGATGAGCTGGCGCGCATCGAGCGTCGGCTGGTTGCCCATACCCAGCATCGAGCCCAGAAAGCCCGCCTTGGCGATGTTGACGCCCGGGACCGTCTTGATGAAGTGCCGCCACAGGGTAGGGTTGGCGTCTTTGTGGCGCGACGCCTGCACCATCTTGGAGACGTGGCCTTCCATGCCGGGCAGGTTATGCGCGGCCCACGCCAGCGCCTTGCCTTCGGTGTCGTTTTGCTTGCCGAATGGCCTGAATTTGCGCACGGCGTCGGCGATCGCGCCCTCGTGCACGCGCCCACGCTCGGCGTGGTGCAAGTATTCCTGCCCCATTGGCGTATGCAGCCACTCGCCCATGGCTCCTTCGGGGCGGAGCGAGTCCACGCCTTCGGGCACTTGCCAGCCATTGGCCTCGAGCGTCTTGCGCGGCAGCGCGCCGCGACCGATCGAGGCGCGTGTGATGGCGTAAGCCTTGAGCAGGTCGCGCGGCGTCAGGCCCTTGGTGGCGGCCTTCTCGGCAGACTCGTCCATGAAGCGGCCAAAATGCTGCACATGCGACGGAATTTCGCTCATGTGGCCCAGATCGGCGTGGACGTCGGCCAGTGGCCGCCATGGCATATCCTGCAGCTTCTGGGTCGGCGCATCCTGATAGCGGGATAGATCGATCGGCGGCTTAGCGGGAGCTGGCGGCGGCGCAGTCAGCTGGCCGCCGACGTCACGCCCGGGGCGTTCATCGGGTTCAAAGCTTTGAGGCTCGCGCCGCGGCAGGTCATAGACGCCATGCTGCTGGTTAAGCGCCTGCACTTCCTCGTGCGGCAGCACGCGATTGACCTTCATGCCGCCGCTGATAATCCAGTTGCCGGTCATGTTGGGGTTGGTCTTGTAGCGATAGTGGCCGCCGTGCGGCACCTGATCAGTAATGTGCGCGGTGGCCAGATTGGGCAGGCCGCTTTTCATAATCTGAGCCCGATTGTGGGCGACGCTCTGCCAATCGACGTCTGCCGGGTGCTCGACTTCCGCCCAGACATGCTCGGGCGGGCGCGTGTCGGGCGCTGTGAGCCCCTTCTGGCTTTTGGATCCGATGTGCGTGGCCACCGGCATGTCGCCAGAGTGCCAGCCGGGCCGGTAGGCCAGATCGCCGAGCTTGCTTTTAACCTTGCCTTTGTCCTTGCCCGGGGGACCGGCTTCGGCGCTCAGCCACTTGCCGATCGGTACCTCTTGGTTGGCGTTGACGTAGAGCGGGAACAGCTTGCCGTTCTTGTGCCGGAACAGCTTGTAGGCTTTGACCGTCTTCTCCGGCTCCGGCATGGTCGGATCGACCGCGCCGCCGTCGGCGTAGCCTTCCGGTATGCCGCCATTGTGCATCGGCGCGCCGCCGCCGACGACATGCGGGATGTGCTTGTAGAGGTTGTGCGCCGTCAGCAGCGCCGAGCGGATGGCCCTGTTCATGGCTTTTTGCCTTTCGGCTTGGCGGCGGCAGGCTTTGGCCGGGCTCTGGCGACCGCGATCGCCTTTTCCTTGTCCTTGTCGGCCAGCGCGTGCTCGTGGGCGTGGGCTTCAGCCTGCATGCCGCGCTCGTGCTGGTGGGCCGCGCCCTCGATCGCCATGGTGCGGTGGTCTTCCGCCTTGGTCTGCAGCACTTCTTTGGCCAGATTGACGGCGTTTTCCTTGGCTTTGGCCTGCAGCTCCTCTTGGTGGTGGGCGTCGTCCATATGCGTGCCCGCCACCTTCAGCTGCAGCTCCTTGGCGCGCGTCCCAGCGTTCTGCAATTCGGCCTGCGCCTTGGCTTGCGCGATCGTCATGTTGTGTTCGGCGACCGTCTGGCCGGTCTCGGCCTCCATGCGCTTGGTTTCGGCCATGTGGCGATCGACTTCGGTGTCCACCTGCCCGCCACCGGCGAGCCCTTGCCCCTGCGCCTCCGCCAGCAGGCTCTGGCTCTTGGCGTCGGCCACCTTGGCGTCGGCCTGCGCCTTGATCATCTGGGCCTGCGCCTGCGTCTGCTTGGCCTGCGTCTCGGCCTGCTGCTTGAGCAGCTCGGGCGGCGGCGCGGCCTGCGCCTGCGGAGGTGCCATGAACTGTTGCGGATTGGTGAAGCCGAGCGCCGACACCGCCGCGGTGTCGATCGCGATCGGGTCATAGAGCCCGGGGCTCTGCTGCTGCAGCTGCTTGAGCGCCATGATCTTCATGATGCGCTGGGCGTAGCTCGAGGTGTTGGGGTCGGCCTGCGGCGTCAGCTCGTTGTTGTTGAGCGCGGCGAGGAAAGTCTGCTCGTCCCATTGCGTGGCTGGCTTTTTGTTGGCGCGCCAGAACGCCTTGGGGTTTTCCTTGAAACAGCGGACCATCAGGCGAAATTCTTGCGCCTGCGCGGCGTGCATGCGCTTGTGGACCGCGTTCAGCACCTTGGTCGCCTGCTCGATCAGGGCGAGGATAGTGCCGACCGGGATGTCGGCCTTGCCCTCGCCGACCGGCATCTCGGCGGTGCCGCCAACACGCTGGCCAGTCTGCACCATGTTGTCGATCAGCTGCATCAGCGCCGGGCTCGGCGGCTGGTAAGGCAAGGGCATGATGGCCTGATTTATGGGTAGCCCGCCGGTCTTTACCAACGCGCCACCGCCCGGCGGCACGCGGAAGATATTGGTGTTCTGGCGAGCCCCCGTGTCTGCCATCAGGAAGCCGGGGAAACTGGCGAACATGCCAGCATCGAGCATTTCTCTCCATGCAGCCGTCGTTGCGTTGGTGGTGTTGCCAAGGATGTGCAGCAGGCCGAGGTCGTAGAAGCCCAGCCCGGGCACATAGGTGTATTTGACGAAATTCTCGCGCGCGACCGGCAATTTTCGCGTCTCTTCGTCAAAATTGCGGGTGACCGACAGCACTTGCTTCGACGACACGTCGATGGTGACGCAATAGGGCACCTCGAGGCCGGACACTTTGCCCTTGTGCTTGTGTTCGTAGCCCTTGATGTCCAGCTCGCAATAGCACTCGTAGATTTCCCGGTTGCGGTCATCCGGGCGCATCGAGCTGGGCGTGATGCCCTGCTGGTTGTTGGCCGCCTCCTTGGCCGCGTCGGTCTTGGGCTCGAGCGGCGTCGCCAGATCGATGTCGCGGTAAGCGCCGATGATCTGCATGCGCTTGACGGTGGACGGCTTCATCTGGATGCGATGGGTGACGCGCTTGGCGTTGGCTAGGTCGGTGGCGGCGTCGTTGACGATGAGGTCGTTGGCGTCAACCGATTCAGACACGGGCCGATTTCGTAGCGGACAATTATAAACTTTCTTGAACGAGGTGCCGCCGAATCCAAGCAGCAGAAACATCTTATCCGTGTCGGGATAATATTCAGTGGCGGTGACCGTAAGATAGTGGTTGAGGTCTTTCTGGAGCGCATTGGCCACCGTGTCTTGCTGGATATTGCCCTGATTGCCGTCGTCGCGGATCTTGACCGGGCCGTCGGTCGGCAGCATTTCCGAGCGGGCGTTGGCCTGAAAACGCAGCACGGCCTCCTGCAGCAGCGGGTGCCGCACCTTGGACATGCCTTCGACCGGAGCGCCGTCGGTCGAGCCGGACACGTTGGGCAGCTCGATCTTGAACCCGAGCAGCTTGATGCCTTGGGCGCGCTCCTCGATCCAGTCGCTGCGGCTCTGCAGGTCGTCATCGACGCCGCGCAGCAGGTCGTCGGCGATGCGCGCCAGCTCGTTGTCTTCGATCTTGTCGGCTAGGTTGTCGAACCAGCCTGCGTTCTCGTCTTCCGGCGCGCCGATCAGCGGGTTGCCGTCGAGGGAGACAGTGACCGATCCATCGGCATGCTCGATCTTGATGACCGCGCCGGATTTATCGACTTCTGGCGCGCCTTCGTAATTCTCGTTGTCGTGCCTGATTGAGAGGCCGGGGGCGATCGCGCCGGGCACTCCCTCGTTGGTGACGCGGATAGAGGGTGACAGTCCCGGCACAAGCGGCATGGCGCGTCCTCGAGGGATGTTTGGCCCGACTATACGTCCAGATGGGGCTCCGGGTCCAGTTCGGCCTGAAAACGACGCAATCCCTCCTTGGCCGCGGCGTCTTCGTCGTCGGCGATGATGGTGTAGTCGCGCCTGTGCTCGTGTGACGGGTCCGAAACATAGACCTTCCACATCGACTTTGACGGCATGCCGCTGGGAAACACGAAACGATCGACAGTGGCCTGCGCTTTCATCATCACATACCCTTCAGGACGTTGCGGAGCACATAGCCCTCGAGCGCCCAAATCTTGCGCCGGGCGTCGTCGAAGGCGATGCGCTTGGCGATGGTTTCATCGAAAGTCATCGGCGAGGAGCAGCCAGCCTCGCCGACGACGTGATAGCCGTTCATCAGCTCGATGGCGCAGATCATCAGCGTGCTGTCAGGAAAGCGATAGTATTTCACCTGACGGATGCGCTGGTCGATAATTTCCGGCGTAATACGCGG